CTATGCCACACAAAACTAGGAAATACAATTATAGATCCTTTTGGTAATATTTCTTTACATTGTACTCTATGTTTTGATTCGTCTCTCATATGTGGATCATAGTTTCTAAAATCAAATTCTAGTTCACCACCTTTATATTCTGAACCATCTGTTAACTGACAAGTCATAGATAGTTTTCGAATTCTACCGTGCTCTGGATTTTTAGGATCTTTACGATCATAGGGTTTGTCCCAACTATCACAATGCCAATCGTAATATTGATTTAATTTATATTTTGTAAACTGACAAGACTCAGATCTTTCCCAATCAAAATTCCAACCAGCATTTTTGTTTGCCATATGAACATATGGATGTAATTCTTTATATATCCAAGTATCATTAAGCCATACTAAATCAGAATTTCTTTTTCTTTTTAAATCTAATACTTCTTCTTTTTTTAATTTTCTATCACCATAGCCACCTGTTCTAGCCATAACTTCTTTCTGTGATTTAGCATATTCTATAACATCATCACAAAATTTAGGTGTCAACACACCACTAAAATACCAATAGTAATTAGATATATTCATAAGTTATTGTTTGTACAAAATTTAATGAATCTTTTTGATTGTTAGTTAAGTAGTACATATTTGTAGATGGAAACATAATAAACATATTATTTTTAAGTTCTATATCCCAAGATCTTCCTTTACGTCTGTTATCTTCATAATGTATTCTGACCATACAGTCTTTGACTTTTACACCATAGAGTAATGTATAATCTGGTGAGTTTCGTAGATCTACTGGATCTATATTTAATAAAGGAATTGTAGTCTCGCTAGGTTTATAGATGTTACCCCACGTTTCTTTGTTAACTAAAGTAAACCCATAGTCTAAATTTATATGATCTCTCATATAAGTATTTAACATATCGAATGTTCGTGAGAACGGAAAATCTTTGTTTTGAATTACTGATTGTAAAATATCACCTGATAATTTATCTCGGTCAATGTCCCAATCTTTAGGCATTGCCACATCACCATAATAGAGAGCTTGCTCTGTTAATACTTTCTTCTGCATACCACCACCATTTTTAATTTATGTTAAATCGTTTGTCAAGTCCCAAGACTGGCCTGATTCATTCCAAGCGTAATGCCATCTATGAGTGCCAGCTTCATTTTGTGAAGTTTGTTCAGCTGTTAATGCTGGAGCATCACCTATCGGTGATTTCCAAGATGCAGTTGTAGTATCTTTTACCCAAGATGCATAAGGTGATTTAGGCCAAAAAATATTATTATCTTCGTCCCAAGTATAACCTATACCTGCGTAATTTCCTCTAAATGCTTTTGAGTTATCACCTGATGAATGTGTATTACCTGATGTATTGTAAGATGTTTGAATCCACATCTGTGCAGGCCAATTATTATGTGTTTCTAAATATTGTTGACCTACTGATTCATCTTCAACGTTATCAGCATTAAGCATATCTTTATTATCTAAAGTTAATACTTGAATAACTTTTCCGTTTGATCCTAGTTTTGCAAAATGTGCCATAATGTTTCTCCTTATATATTAATTTTAATTACCATTCAACTATTGAAATTTGTACCTTATTATTACTATTCCACTCCCACCAGCGCCACCACCAGGACTTGGGTTTCCTAATCCACCGCCACCACCACCAGTGTTTGCTGTGCCACAACCAGCAGCAACTCCGGGTGGTTCTCTTCCTCCTGCGCCACCACCGCCGCCACCACCAGCACCGCCTGGGCCGGGTCTACCCCAACCTCCACCACCACCTGCTCTTTGAACTGGACTTGCATTAATTTCTGATGTTACTCCTGCTCCACCTGCTCCACCTGTAGTTGAACCTTTGTTAGCACCTACAGCACCTGCACCACCACCACCAGCTGCACCACAAATAGGAGGAGCTGAAGGAGAGCCACCACCATTTTGTCCTTGAGCTGGAGTTGTAGGAGGTGTATTTCCTGATCCACCTGTACCAGTGTTTGCACCTGCTCCACCACCTGAACCACCATTTCCACCACAAGGAGCTGGATAAGCTGCTCCAAATCCACCACCTGCTGAAGTAATGGTAGAAAAAATACTATTTGAACCTACAGTTCCTGCATTATAAGGACTTGTTGTAGCTGCTGCGCCACCACCTACTGTTATTGGAAAACTTGTAGCTGTAACTGTAACTCTGTTTGGTGCAGTTGGGTAACCGTCTAAAGGACTGGCTGTGTATGGAGTTACAGGATTTTTTAATTCTCTATAACCTCCAGCTCCACCACCACCTCCATTTCCTTTTGCACCACTACCACCACCTGCCACCACTAAATATGAAACTATATTTTGAGTTGCACAAACTGCAGTATTACTTACTGCAAATGTGCCAGGTCCTGTAAACGTATGAATTTTGTCATTTCCTGAAGTTGTTACTGTTCCACCAGTTGCTACTAAAAAAGCGTTACCTCTAATATTAGAAGTAGAATCTATTACGTTAACCCAACCTTGTGTAGAATCTACATAAACAAAAGTAGCTGATTGACCTTCTGTTGATAAAGTTACATCAGCGTTTACCCCACCAATTTTTTCTGTACCATTTGGTGAAATTGTTAAAGCACTTGAATTAAAAGTTCCTGCATAATCTGCTACAGCAACAGATGCACCTGCTGCGCCAGCAGGTAAATTAACTGTAAAAACTCCACTTGTTGTATCGCAAAAATAACCTTCTCCTGCAGTTGCAGTGAATGTTGATGTTTTAACTGTTGTTACCCAAGAAGTTTCACCTGTTGCACCAAAACCTGATGCAGTGCCTAGGTTTGTAATAGACACACCACTAGGAATTGTGAATGTATCACCACTATCTCCTAATGTAGTTGTACCACACGCTGTTCTTGGACTAATTTTATTTACTTTTAATTCACTCATAATTATTGATATTTATACCTTATTACTATAACTCCGCTACCTCCAGTTCCACCAGCACCATTTGTAGCAGTAGCTCCACTACCAGCATTTCCTGTATTTGCTGTTCCACTATTAGGAGCTGGAGAATAACCACCAGGAGAACCCCCTATGCCTCTACCACCTGCAGAATAAGTTACAGGGCTAGCAGTAATAGATGTTGGTGTTCCTGCTGCACCAGCTACGCTAACACTACAAGGAGCGGGTCCACCTCCTCCTCCTCCTGTTGCTCTTGGTGTACCAGCAGCTCCTGCGCCACCTCCACCGGCACCACCATTACCTGTTGAATTTCCACCAGAATTTCCTTGAGGTGGACTCACAGGAGGCGTGTTTCCTGCTCCACCAGTATTATTATTGGCACTTGCACCTGCACCTGAACCTCCAGTTGGTGCGGGATCACCCCCAGCATATTTGTCTGAATAAGCACCGCCAGCAGAAGTTACACTAGAAAAAGTAGATGCACTTCCTACCACTCCATCAGTTGTAGATCCTGGAGGACTTGCAGGTCCTGTTCCACCAGCTCCACCGGCTCCAACTGTAATTGGATATCCTTGAGCTGTAACTGTAATTGGAGTTGATCCATTTAATGGAGATACTGCGTAACAACCTGAGTTAGTTCCTCTAAATTCTCTAAAACCTCCAGCACCAGCTCCTCCTACCCAATTTGATCCTCCATTACCTCCACCACCAGCAACAACTAAATATGAAACTACGTTATCAGCTGCTGTTTGTGAAACTTGTGAAACTGTAAAAGTTCCTGGTCCTGTAAAGGAATGAATTTTGTAATCACCAGAGGTTGTAACAGTTCCACCCGATGCCACTAAATTATCATTACCTGTTAAAGTTGCTGTTGAATCAGTTACATCTATCCAACCTTGTGTAGAATCTACAAAAATTATTGTAGTTGATTGACCCTCTGTAGTTAAACTAGCACCGCCAGCAACGCCTCTAATTTTATCAGATCCATTAGGGCTTAATGTTAATCCGCTTGTATCAAATGTTTTTGCATAATCTGCAAATGAAACAATTGCTCCAGCAGATCCAGCGGGTAAATTTGCAGTTACAGCTCCACTAGAAGTATCTACAAAATAACCTTCTCCATTAACTGCAGTAAAAGTTGTAGTTTTTGGTGTCGTTTGCCAATCAACTGTACCTGTTCTACCAAACCCTGTTTGGGTAGCACCACTGGCTAAAGCTACAGTTCCACCACATCTACCAATTGTAACTGTTGAACCACAAACAACAACTGTATTACCAGATCCTGATCCGATCGTTGTTGTTGATCCACATTTTTTGATGATTGTTGAATCATCTGAAACTTTATTTATATTATCTACTTTTATTTTACTTGTCATAATTATTGAAACCTATATCTTATTACTACTATACCAGAACCACCATTACCACCACCACAGCTTCCAGTCGCACCAGTTCCTCCAGCTCCTCCACCACCACCTCCAGTGTTGGCTGTTCCTGCTTCTCCACAAGTTGTATCTCTAGGTGTTGGATTTGAAGGTGGCCCACCACCTCTTCCACCGCCGCCAGCTCCTCCAGCTCCTGGAGTAACTGTTCCACCACCACATCCTGGATAACCTGCACCACCTCCGCCACCACCAGCGTAAGATACTGGACTTCCTGTAATTGATACTGCTACACCGGCTCCACCATCACCACCAGTTGAAGTTCTTGGAGATGGAGTGCTTGAGCTATTTCCTCCTACAGCTCCTGCACCGCCACCACCACCTCCTTGAGTATCTGCTTGAGAATTACCTGATCCTCCATTTTGTCCTTGAGCAGGATTTGTAGAGGGAGTATTTCCTGTTCCACCTGCGAAACTTGGTGGACCACCTCCACCTCCACCACCGCTACCACCATCAGCTCCAACTGATGCAAAAGGAGCACATCCACCATATCCACCACCGCCACCACCAGTGCCTGTTATAGTTGAAGTACCCGCAAAAACTGAGTTTGAACCAGGATTACCTTGCGCATCAGTAGCTGGTATAGATGGTTTAGATCCACCTGCTCCTACGGTTACTGGATAACCTGTTGCTGCAACTGGTAAAGCTACTGCTGGAGCAGTCCCTAAAGGACTTGATGCCCAACATCCTGAAGCTGTTCCAGGAGAAATTCTTATACCACCAGCCCCTCCACCACCTGGAGAATATCTTCCAGAACTGGTTGGGTTTCTACTATTTTTAGTATTACCTGCTCCACCACCTCCTACTACTAGATAATCTATTGTGTTTGATCCTCCTGCACTACCAGAACAAGATACACAAAAAGTTCCTGGTGCTGTAAATGTATGTACTTTAAAATTTGTACAAACGGTAGTTACAGTTCCACCAGTTGCTGTAATAAAAGATATTCCTCTTTCTGTATCTTCAGCATTTTGAACATTAACCCAACCTTTTGTTGAATCAACATAAACAAATGTAGCGGCTTGACCATCAACATTTAATGTTGCATCATTTGCTATCCCACCTATTTTTTCAGAACCGTTTGGACTAATTGTTAAATTATATGTTGAAAAATTTGTAGCGTAATCTGATACAGCAACAATAGCTCCAGCACTACCTGCTGGTAAATTCATTGTTATAGCACTACCTGAATTTATAAAATATCCTTCTCCACTTACTGCTGTAAATGTAGAAGTTTTAAGTGAACCTGTTTGCCAATTAACAGAACCCTCTCTACCAAAACCTGTTTGAGTAGCACCACAAGCTAAAGTTACAGCCGTGCCTGATCCACCTAAAGTTAAGGTTGAACCACTTTGTTTATCTATTGCATCTACTTCTATTTTAGACAATTACTAATACTCCTGTTACTGTTATTGTTCCAGGCACAGTTATTGGTCCTGCGAGAACACCGTTCTCAACAGTTTGTGTACCATCAATTGTACCTGCTTGATTTTTTATAAATTCATCTGGAGATGTTTGACCTCCAATGTATTGGATTCCATTTACTATTGCCGTCATAATTCCTCCTACGAACTAATTGTATCGATGTACGAAAGAACTACGTCTAAACTACTTGCTGTATCAGAGACGGCTTCTAACGTATCACCATTAGCTAAAACAATTTTTGCTCCGCCTTGAATTAATTCAATAGCAGAATTTGGTGGAATGCTAACTCCTTTTGCTAAAAAGTAATCAGCTCCGCCTTTAGCAATTTTAACATCAATTGCAATTGTTGATGTTAAAATATTACAACATCTAATACCTATTACTGCATCATAATCTCCAGCTGCTAATAATGTAGTATCACCTGTTCCAATTGTTCTAACTAGTACGTTTCTAAAATCTTGTGCCATAATTTATTTCCTATAATGCAACGGCCATTGCTAATGCAAAACCATTACTTGCTGCTCCTACTGGTGTGCCCGACGCATCGAGATAAACCGTTTTTGCTGCAGGCATTGTACAAAATACATCTAGAGTTCCGCCTGTAAAACTTATTTTAGATGTATTGCCCGAAGAGTTATTAATAACTGTTGTTCTCTCCAAAGTTGTTGAACCTGATAAAGTTCCTAAACCTATTTCAAACGTATTTGTGCCTTGTTCAAAAATACAATAGTAAGTCGTATTGGAAGTTCCAATACCACTATTAAAAGTTACATTACCTTGTCCAGCTGCTACACCCGCAAGTGTAATATTACCTGTACCAGATGTTGTACTGTTTTCTTTTACTCTGTCATTTATAACCAAAGCCATTTTATTCTCCTATTACGAACTTATACTAATAAGCGAATCTGTTCCAGCCGGTGTACCTGAACTTGTACTTGGGAACGTTATTGTAAATGTTCCGTTTGAACAAGATTTTGTTCCACCAAAATCTAAAACAACGACTAACTTATCACTTGCTGAATTATTATATATAACTCCAAAAGCTGCACCAAAAGTTGCTGATGTCCATTGCGATTGTGCAAAAGTCAAAGTTGCAACACTTGTTTGGTTTGCAACAACTGGACTTCCTAATGTATTTCCACCAGTTGTATATCCTGTTCCACTAACTTGGTTAGCCGAGCCTGAACTATAAGCTGTGCTTGCTGTAGTGTAAGGATTAGCAGTATACAAAGCTAGTTTAATAGTGTTAGCTGTAAAGTTATGTGTTCCTTTTAACAATTCTTGTCCGAATGAGTAAGGTACTACGTTTGCCATATTTTTTTATCTCCTTAATTACTTGACGGTGATTTAACATTAAGTTGAGCCCGAACTTCACCATCTTGATATTCGTCTCTGCGTCTATTCCCGATTTGTTCGAGAGCGTACGTTTCTAAAGCTTCATTATATGCTGCTTGATAGTATTGTAACATATCCTGCGGTCCTTTCAAGTACCCATATGTATTTACTAGACAAGCATATAAAAGTAAATCTGAATATTTATTTGATAAATAAGTCCCTGTTGTATCTGTTGTAATTGTTGCAGGTTCTTTGTCATAAGCTAGTGTAATATCATAAGTTTTATCAGGCGTTGGAGCCACTACCCAAAATTCTTCATCCCAGTTAGCATAATATTTAGGAATATCTACTGCTTGGGTTCCAGGTGTTTCATAATATTCAGCCATAAAACTAGTGTCCCTTTGTTCTAAATAGTACTGATTTCCTGCTGCATCTTTTAATTGTACATATCTTATAAATCTTAAATCAGCGGGAATAGTTACATATCTATTACCTATAATTAAATTTGATGTTGCGTAAAATACACTTTGATCAGTATCAATTGCTCTATGTATTTTTAATTCTGCATTTTTAATTATTCTTTCTAAAACAGAATCAGATAAAACATTACTACTTACTTCTGTATAGTTTCTAATATCAGTTCTTAAATTATCTAAAGTGTATGCCATTATCCGTTTACTACCTCAAGTGTTACTGGTCCTGCTGAACAGTTTGCTCCACCGCCCTTTACATTACCTGTTGTTGCATTACTAGTGCTAGTTATATAAAAATAATTTATTGGAGTTGTTAGTGAATCAGTTGTAGTTGCACCTGTAACATTTCCTGCTGAATCTATTTGACCTAAAGCAATTGTAAAACCATTTGCATTATTTAAATCACTTACGTTATCAAACGTAGGAATAGTTGCAAACGATTGTAAATTTTTTAAATCTGCTTCATCTGCACCACCTGGTCCAGCAGAAATTACTACAGGAGGTCCTCTAAATCTTACAACATCACCAGCACTTCTTTGATGATCTTCTGAAAAAACATTTACATAAGTTGTGCCACCATAAATAATAGATGTAAATGGATTAGGGTTTAATAATATTAAACTTACTTTTGATGCTGGTTGTGGTCTTGGATTATATAAAGCTTGTGGATCAGAACCAACTGGTTTTGGTTCAAGTTGTGGTTGCTTTGCTTCAAACTCTGAGTAATGAACTAAAGATCCATTCCATTCTCTAACCATTTCATCATAAGGAAATGCCATTCCTGATCTATCAGAAATTGCTAAAGCGTATTTACCTGATGCGTACTTACCCATTATACTCCATCTCCATAAAATGTTTGTGGTGAAATGAAAGTAGATGTACCTTGATTGTCTGCATCAAGTGCTCTTAATAATTCACTTTCATATCTTCGTTCTAATTCTTGACTTCTATCTGGTGAATATTTTTGACTTAAATAATAAGCTAATCCAGACATCATACAAGGATAGAATCTATTTACGACATCAGAAGTATTTGTATATGCTCCGACATCTTGAATTTTAGATAAATAATAAAAACAAAATTGAAATTTACTTGGTGTAGTTGTATCAGACACGCTTGAACTTGGTGTTGTATATAAAAATATACTAGGATTTAATTTTCTTTCTACATAATATTGTGAAGGAGTTCCTTGTGCTAATTTATTTGGTGTTTGAGAATATGTTGATCTATCAATTTTTGTAAGTGCAACATCTACTGGCGCTGTTGTAGTTGTATTATTTCTGTAATAACCTTCTAATATATCACTTATGTCATCTGGAAAATTTGTTGAATCACTTGCATAATTATATTCTGCTTGTCCTAATACTAAAGGTATTTTTGCTAATTTTACTTTCCATAAATGAACACCTCTATTACCCCATTCTTGAAACAGTATATTTAATGATCTTCTTGCAGATCTTAATTGATAGCCTGTTCTAGTTCCTCTAACACCAGTTCTTTCAAATGCTTCTTCTATAATATCATCTATTTGTGGATTAAATTCTGTAGCTTCAGAAGTTGGAGAAATAGTTTGTGCAGTATTACCCATACCTGGATGAGCAGTACAGTAATAAAATAATAAAGGTGCGCCCGTAGTTCTGACTGGTGCAACAATTATTGTTGTATTTGATCCAGCTTGTCCAGATACTCCTGTAGTAGTTACACCTGTTGTGTAAGGAGCTGCCGGACTATTATTAGGATTTGTAGAAAATGCAAAAACGTGTGTATCGTTAGTGCTATCAGAAGTATCAAAGATATAAGTATTGCCTTCTTGTAAATACAAAACAACATTAGCCTCTCCGTTAATATAATATTTATTACCGGTACCGTATTTATTAGTTCCCGTTGCTACGGTTACTTTATAAGTTATTGTAGCCACAATTTTACTCCTACGTAAACGTAATAGTTACGCCTGGTGTGTTAGTTAAATCTAAATAAACTCCAGCGTCAAATAAAATTCCTGAACCTGGTACATAAACTTCTAGTCCTTCAGTTCCAAAAATATATGTAGCTATTAAAACATTCCCTGCTCCAGTTCCTGTTCCATTGTAAAGTTTTATACTAGAACTAGCAG